TTACAAACTCACTACAATGCTGTATAATTCGCGAAGAGTGAATTTAGCTAGTGCATCCATAGGTTCAATTCCTATGCCTACAATTCTCATCACAGCTCTCCTAATAGTCGCATTTATCCGTTACCTCAACGTGTTACTTAACGATTACGTCAGTAAGGAGAAGCCTATGAGTAAATTATTCTGCCATGTAGTACTATATGTATCTTGTTTCATTGAAACTTTTTGGGCTGGGGTGATAAGTGTAGTAGCGGGTCTGATGACGGGCGGTGTCCAAATTATTTTGGCACTAGCTAAATCTTCTCAATTTTTGTTTTTTTATTCAAAGCACTTACACCCATAAATATTATTTAAATCAATAAACTAAGTCACTCTACGCATATTTTCCTTATCATGGTCTTTCGTGTTTTTTGTACTCAACATGATCGTTTCCCCTTTCTTTAATACACAGTGTGATTAGCTACGTCTTCTGTTGGAGCGAAGTGGACGGGTTAATTGAGCTGAATGTCAGCTATGAGCGAAGAGCGGACTTGAGACTATTGTAAATGAAAACCATATAATTTTAACCGGCAGAAACACATGAGTAATTTTAAGGCTAATTAGTTATCTGGGAGATGAGGGGCAAAGCACGATATCGTACACCAATGGAATAACCTTATGATTAATATAAATATAAAAGACAGAAAGCCTTCCTCAAAATGGCTTGAATCAGGTGCATCTGTCTGCGAAACGATTTTTTAGACGTTTTTATCGCTTTCAGTTCAGTTTTCCCCTCGAATCCAAGTGACAAAGCCGATTTAGTTTTCACACATCCGTACAATGTGCATCCCTCGATGAGCCTTTTCAGGCAAAGTTACGGGGATGCTTGATTCATTTAAACTGAGTTAGTACAACTTAATTAATAATATCATTTATGCTAGAGTTGAATATTCTCCATTTCCTCGGTCGGTGAGTGTTAATTCGCGGCCATTTTCTGTAAATGTAATGGCATCCAGCAGGCTTTTTCCTGTTACAGCTATACCATATCCAAGGTTATCAATCTTTGAACTGTCCTCAGATGATATTGGTATTTGTACAAGCATACCAACAACAAAGCCGTATTTGTTAATTATAGGGCCACCGCTATTCCCCCCCTTAACCCTAGCATTGAATAATAAAAAGTCTTGTGAATCTAAGTAAGAGTGACCAGAACCAACAATTCGCCCCTTTGACAGTCGGACAAACGAATTTATATGCGAAACGTCATATAACTTTAATGCATCAAATCCTGGAATGGGTGGAAATCCTATTGATAAAATTTCATCCAGTACCGAGGCTTTGGTTGAGACCTTAAGTGGTTGAATATTATCTTCCTTCGGAATGGTTGTGAAAACTAAAGCGATATCAATACGTTCATCGTTAGATACAAAGATTTTATGTATTGGTAAAGCCTCACCACCAGCTCTAAGTATCCTGATACTCTTCATGTCTTCAATAACATGTCTGGCTGTAAATATCGTGTGGTTATTCCCAACAATAAAACTAGTACCAAGATCATGTGAACCATCACTTTTTTCAACAACAACAGGTAAAACGGAAGGACTAAGGCGGTCTATGATTGACTCAAATCCATCAGCTATAAAATCATACTTTCCATATTTCGCATCTGATTCATTGAAATTCGGTGCGAAATAGCAACGGTCAAAAAGAGTATGTCCTGAAGACAATTCCATTAAAATACCTTCAGTTGCTAGCTTTTCACAATTGCGTATTAACTTCATCATATCGAGAGTATTTTCCCACTCAGGTTTGAGACGGGTCAGGCTCTCAATTGTTTTTCTCTCTTTTACGTTATCGTTTTCCGGTTTGTCATAAAAATATTTCACTATTTCTGTTGGTGTTACATATGTTTTTTTTATAGTCATTTTTGTACCCGCGATGACGTTATTCCATATATTTTTCTTTGTAGAAAATATCACTATTGCTGGTAAATGTTAAGTTCAGTGCTCGCACTAAAGCTGGATGATCAACGTCGCCCTCGTATGGAAATCAGGTAAGATTCATGTCTACTTGGGGTCTAGGGTAGACAGCATAAAAACGTACGATAGCGTTCGATTGGCTCTCACCCCCGCCTATAAACCATGAGGTTGATAGGGTAGTATCGTTAGGCAATAGTATACATGTAAGTATCCAACCTAATTGGTCTTGAGATTTCTAACTAACGTGTCGTTATGTCCGCTTTTGGCACATAGCAGTCCTAGAGACAGTGTCGTAAAGTCATGTAGGATCGGTGGGAGGAGGTAAAAATCCTCTCATACAAAAATACGTAAAATCGATAACGGCTGGAGATCATTCAATACTCGCCCTATCGAAAGCTCACCAGCCAGCCGCAACACGTTCTTACATATGACGTGTCTGCGGTTTCAACTCCACCAGCCCACCAATCATGATTGGGCTTTTTCGTTTTTCTTCACCTGCAAGCAAACCGTTGTATCATGGCGGAATGAAGATGAGCTAGGAATAATCTTACGAATCAGCTCAATATTCATATAAAAACATTTCGAACTTTGGTGTACAAAACTACATAGGGATAACTTTATGTCTCTTCGTTTCAGACAAACCTTTACTCTATTTCCTGGCGTTCGACTCAACATTGGCAAGCGTGGAATAAGTGCAAGCATTGGCGTGCCTGGCGCAACTGTCAATGTTGGTAAAAAAGGGGTTAGAGCAACTGTCGGATTACCGGGCACAGGCTTATCTTATACTACACCTACCTTGCCCTATGATGATGGATACTCAGTTACCAATCCATTAAATCCAGCCCCTACAGAACCTCATTTGGGGTCTGGGTCATCTCCAGAAAATACACCATCGAACGCTAAAATATATATGCCTGTAGCTGGCATGAATGAAATATCCAGCGCTTCGGTAGAAGTCCTTACAAGTACCTCCCTTTTACCTTTACGAGATTTGATTGCTAAAGCACGAGAACAAAGAGCAGAAATAAAAGCAGATCTTCAAGAGGCTCTTGCCGAAGAATCAAAACAAAAAAGCGAGCTGGCTCGACGCAAATCAAGTCTATTCCGTTGGTTTTACAAACGACGCATCGCAGAACTTGAGACACTACTCCCCCTAACCCAAGCTGAGATATCTCGCCTAGTTTCATGGGAAGACAGCACAAAAATAGCCATAACATTCGAGAGCAGTGATGCTTCACAGCGCGCATATGCAGCGATGGTCCATGCATTTGATATGTTAAAATCGAGTGTCAAAAAATGGGATATTACTGCAGATAAAGCTACAGACCAGTTTGCTGAAAGAACATTAGCAACCCGGTCTGTTAATCGTCACCCAGTTACCTTTGATTTTAGTTCAACGGATCTCATTCAATTTACAGGGCGTGCGATGAGGTTTGAAAATGTGAATGGAGACGATATTTTGCTTTATCCTGGAGTTGCAGTCATACCACGAGCTGATGGAGCATTCGCTCTGATTGATTTACGCGAATTACAAATTAATTCAGAATATCTAAGATTCCATGAGGAAGAAGGTGTTCCCAGTGACTCACGCATAGATGGTTATACATGGGCGAAAACGAATAAGAATGGCTCACCAGACCGTCGTTTTAAAGATAACTACCAAATCCCTATTTGCATTTATGGAAATATTACTTTCCATTCTCAAACAGGGGTAACTGAAGAATATATGGTATCAAATGCAGATGCCGCGCACGCCTTTGCTGAGGCAGTAAAACGTTATCAGATTTCACTCACAGAAACAGAAGCGTTGGTACAGGCCTGATTTATCGCCGATATGGGGACGAATCGTAGGTTAAAACCCCCTAGAACAAAAAAAACCTTAAGAACCAGACTATTATGGCTGGTTCTTGTACGGAGGATTTGTTATTGTACAACTCTTCTATCTGGTATATTTACGGATAGAACTGTTCAGGCTACTCAATCCTTTTTAAGTACAAATGAACAGATAGAAATAGTTATATTGCAAGGAGCTATCATGCACACTGAGTATATATGGCGATACCTTGACATAGAGAAATTCTCTATGTTACTCGAACAAAATGCTTTATTTTTTTGCTCAGCAAAAAATTTTGAAGATCCGTTCGAAGGTGAATTTGCTTGGGGACATACTGGCTATAAAAAATTCATTGAGACACAGGAAAAACTATGCGCTACTTATGGTGCCGGCATGGACTTAGATCCTTTCATGGCATTCAATTTAAAGACACTTAAGGAAATAAGCGAGAGGACATATATAAGTTGCTGGCATTGTAACGAACATGAATCTGAAGCTATGTGGAAGCTGTATTGTAAAAACCCCGCTAAAGGCGTTGTCATAAAATCAAAGAAAAAAAACCTCCAAAGCCAACTTGAAAATAATAATCTAAACAAACTACAATTAAAACACGTAAAATACGTCAAAAATTTCTGGATAAAACAATACAATCCAGAATCAGATGTATTCTTTAACAAGAGACCATCTTTCGAATACGAAAAAGAGTTTAGAGCTATTTTTCAAGAGAATACCTTTAACACTCCACCTGTAAAGGGAAAACTAGTCCCTGTATCTCTTAATAATCTGTTGGAAGAAATAAGGATTTCACCTTTCGCAGATAAGGATTTCAAAAATGAAGTTTTACAAATTTCAAAAAAACATGGACTAGATCTGAAAGTCAAAAACTCTGAAATTGAAATGCATCCCATCATGCATGTTGAGGAAGAAATAATTGCAGAAGGCCCCAATTGGTATCAGTCAAAAATCAGATTGGCAATACGTGATGCTTAATCTTATATTGAAGTTTTTTATGTCTCCTGCTGAAACTAGCTAAAATTTACCAAGCCGCAGCACGTTATTGCATACAACGTGTATGCGGCGTATCTCAAAACGATTACTCCATAACAGGGACAGCAGGCCACTCAATATCAGGTGCAGTTGATGTATCAACACGGTTCAGCAACACCCGATACTTCTTCCAGGCTTCCAGCAACGAGTTTTCTTCCTCCGTTGCGATCTCCAGATCTACAGCATCCTGAAGTGGCGCAATATGCTCACTGGCTACCTGCATCAGGCTGTTTTTTGTTTCTTCCGCCTCCCGGATCCGGAACAGTTTTTCTGCTTCCGTATCCTTCACCCAGGCTGTGCCGTTCCACTTCTGAAACTCCCCTTCCGGCGATAACCAGGTAACATTTTCCGGTAACGGACCGAGTTCAGAAATAAATAACGCGTCGCCGGAAGCCACGTCATAAACCGTTTTACCCCGATGGTCTTCAACGAGATGCCACGATGCCTCATCACTGTTGAAAACAGCCACAAAGCCAGCAGGAATATCTGGTGGTGCAATATCGGTACTGTTTGCTGGCAGACCTGTATGAGGCGGAATATATGCGTCACCTTCACCAATAAATTCATTAGTCCCGACCAGCAGATTATAAATTTTTATGGTCCGTGGTTGTTCACTCATTCTGAATGCCATTATGCAAGCCTCACAATATAGTTAAATGCGATGTTTTTGACGGTGTTTTCCGCATTACCAGCAGCGTTAACGGTGATGGTGTGTCCATGTGAACCAATCGCAACGGAGTGCGTATGAGCACCAATACCGACAGTATGCGCGTGTGCACCTGCAGATGCTGCTGTGCCGGACAGTGAGTGGCTATGATTACCATCTGTACTGGTATTAGCTAACCACCCCGTAGACATACCTACTGAGCCTTGTACACCCCAGGTATTTTGACCTGAGCTTGTATAACCATATTGATAAGTATCTTTAAAAACACTGGGGTTAAATCGACGGCCATCTCTATGGCTGTGATTACCAGCTGCATTCGTGCTGCCACTTAAACTATGAGTATGCGCACCAGTGTTATTCGTGGATTTAGTGCCGTAATCAAACGATGATGTGGTTTTCGTACCCAAATCCGTACTGGATACGCTGGCGCTGTGGGTGTGCGATTTAATGCCGTCCTGTTCCTGAGACAATACGGCACGACCACTGGCGGGCTTGCCCTTAATCGTCCAGCCACGCATATCAGGGATCACGCCTGACGGATAAGCGGCTGCAAGTTTCGGGTAAGCAGATTTGTCAAAAGTCTGCCCCTGCATCAGGGCATAACCAGACGGAACGGTATCTGATGGCCACGGGATTGGTGCGCCGACTGGGTAGCTTTCTGGTGGAAGATTTTTCGAGGTATAAACTTCTGCCCAGTCTTCCTCAAAACCATAACCGTCTCTTGAAGAACGGTAGAACAGACCACCATTTCTGTAATGCGCCTTCATCTGCAGGGTCCGGCAACTTCCGACTCCGGTATAGAAGTTAACCAGAATATAGCTGTCGCCAGAGCGGGTGACATTGTAAGCGCCTGATTCGGCATTCCAGGGAACGCCACCATCCGCATCGGCATATGTATCCGTTGCCCTTCTGGCAAAAGCAGCCACATGCGCGGCGGTTATCCAGATTAACCAAATCCTTGTTGTTGGGGAATAACTAGGTCCACCTCGCCTGATGTGGCTAAAAGCAGGCACATAACAGCTAAGTATTTTCAACCAGAGAGAATCCTTAGCGTTGTGGTGAATGCGGCTCAGCGCACGCGGGTTAAGGTTGAGGCTGACAGTCGACCTTCTGTGGATACCCACCCGCCTGGTGTGCAACCTTCGCCAGGCACCGGGAGGCACCCGGCACCACAACTTTATGCTGTGTGTAGTCCTGGCGGTACCAGTTTGTACCCTTGCTTCCGGCTGGTACCGTCCTTTTTTGCAAAACAGAGAAGAGCATCACCGGACGACGGGCTCATAACCCAATCCATCCGGGCGGCTGCCACCGCAGGTGTTCTTCTCTGTTTTGTGGAGAAACCAACCGACCTTGCAGGGTCGATATGATGAGGAGCAGCAAAATGGCTAGCGAACGCAGTACTGATGTGCAGGCATTTATCGGGGAGCTGGACGGCGGCGTATTTGAAACCAAAATCGGCGCAGTTCTCAGTGAAGTCGCTTCCGGTGTGATGAACACGAAAACCAAAGGGAAGGTCTCACTCAATCTGGAAATCGAACCGTTTGATGAGAACCGTGTGAAAATCAAACACAAACTCTCATATGTTCGCCCAACTAACCGCGGGAAAATTTCTGAAGAAGACACCACCGAAACGCCGATGTATGTCAATCGCGGTGGTCGCCTGACTATTCTGCAGGAAGACCAGGGACAATTACTGACTCTTGCCGGTGAGCCTGACGGAAAACTCCGCGCAGCAGGTCATTAATATCGTTCTTAATTAACTGATTATTTATCTCATCACTGAATATCTTAATATAGTGAGGACTTATTATGTCTCAGAACTTAGACGCAACCGCAATTAATCAAATCCATGCCCTTATTTCTGCTCAGGGTGTTAATGAAATTATCAGTAAGATTGGTGCCGATGCTGTGGCATTGCCTGAGAATTTCCGCATTCATGATCTGGAAAAATTTAATTTAAATCGCTTCCGTTTCCGTGGTGCGCTTTCCACTGCCAGCATCGATGACTTTACCCGTTATTCTAAAGATCTTGCAGATGAAGGCACCCGCTGCTTTATCGATGCTGATAATATGCGTGCCGTCAGTGTGCTTAACCTGGGTACTATTGATGAACCAGGTCACGCAGATAACACCGCCACTCTCAAACTGAAAAAGACAGCACCGTTCTCTGCCCTGTTGTCTGTTAACGGCGAGCGTAACGCCCAGAAATCACTGGCAGAATGGATTGAAGACTGGGCAGACTACCTTGTGGGCTTTGATGCTAATGGTGACGCCATTCAGGCAACAAAAGCGGCTGCGGCAATCCGTAAAATCACGATTGAAGCAAACCAGACCGCTGATTTTGAAGATAATGACTTCAGCGGCAAACGCTCCCTGATGGAATCTGTCGAAGCGAAGACCAAAGACATTATGCCAGTGGCATTTGAATTTAAATGCGTTCCGTTTGAAGGTCTGAAAGAACGTCCGTTTAAATTACGCCTCAGCATTATCACTGGCGATCGTCCTGTACTGGTTCTGCGCATTATTCAGCTGGAAGCGGTGCAGGAAGATATGGCTAACGAATTTCGTGATCTGCTTGTTGAGAAATTCAAAGACAGCAAAGTAGAAACCTTTATTGGTACTTTCACCGCCTGATTTCATTACTGCAAATGCCCCTGTGGGGGCATTTATGGAAACGTAATTAACTCAATAATCACCGAATGGTGAGGGCTTCCTTTTACCCAAACTCAGCGCGGTGCAGCGCATATACGTGGAGAACAAAATGTCATTTATTAAAACTTTTTCCGGGAAGCATTTTTATTATGACAAGATAAATAAAGACGACATCGTGATTAACGATATCGCGGTTTCCCTTTCAAATATCTGCCGCTTTGCCGGTCATCTTTCTCACTTCTACAGTGTCGCCCAACATGCGGTGCTTTGCAGCCAGCTGGTGCCGCAGGAATTTGCTTTTGAAGCGTTAATGCATGATGCAACAGAAGCGTATTGCCAGGACATCCCCGCACCACTGAAACGCCTTCTTCCTGACTATAAACGGATGGAAGAAAAAATAGATGCAGTAATCCGTGAGAAATACGGGTTACCTCCTGTTATGAGCACGCCAGTGAAATATGCCGATCTCATTATGCTGGCAACCGAACGCCGTGATCTCGGGCTTGATGATGGCTCTTTATGGCCTGTACTGGAAGGTATCCCGGCAACAGAGATGTTCAAAGTTATTCCACTGGCACCGGGCCATGCCTACGGGATGTTTATGGAACGCTTCAACGAGTTATCGGAATTACGCAAATGTGCATAACTCATGTAGTTAGTTTTTCTGGCGGGAGAACATCCGCATATCTTGTTCACCTGATGGAAGAACAAAGAAAGGCTGGCAATAACGTCTGCTACATCTTTATGGATACCGGTTGCGAACATCCGCTGACATACCGCTTTATCCGGGAGGTTGTGAAGTTCTGGGACATACCACTAACTGTGTTACAGGTCGATATAAATCCTGAGCTTGGGCAGCCAAATGGTTATACAGAATGGGAGCCAAAGGATATTCAGACACGAATGCCGGTGCTTAAACCGTTTATGGACATGGTTAAAAAGTACGGCACGCCATACATCGGCGGCGCGTTCTGTACTGACAGGCTAAAACTCATCCCTTTCACGAAATACTGCGATAACCATTTCGGACGAGGTAATTACATCACATGGCTGGGTATTCGTGCAGACGAACCCCGTAGGCTGAAACCGAAATCGGGCATCCGGTATCTTGCCGAGCTGTCAGATTTTGATAAGTCGGATGTTATCCGGTGGTGGCGAAAACAACCTTTTGATTTGCAAATCCCGGAGCATCTCGGGAACTGTGTTTTCTGCATCAAAAAGTCAACGCAAAAGCTGGGGCTTGCATGTAAAGACGAACCAGGTCTGATGCGAGTTTTTAATGAGCTGGTTACAGGCAAACACGTCAGGGATGGTCATCGCAGAACAGGTAAAGACATTATGTACCGTGGTCACCTGACGCTTGACGGAATTGCCAGAATGTCTGCCAACAGCGACTACAGAAATTTGTATCAGGCAATGGTACAGGCCAGGCGATTCGATACCGGCTCGTGTTCAGAGTCATGTGAAATCTGGGGTGATCAATTGGAATTGGAATTCGAAGAGGTAGGGGTATGACAACCGAAATCAGCTACCATGCACTGCTTGAGCGCGCACGGAATAAAGTGCAGAGCATTGAGTTCGCCTTAACACAGAGTGCATTCGCTGAGATTCGCGCTGAGCTTGAAAATGATTTAGAACTGGCACGGATTGCACTGGCATCTCTGGAAGTTGAGCCAGATGAACGCGCAGCCTATGAATTATTTATGGAAAAGCGTTTCGGTAAAACAGTCGATCGTCGGAGAGCAAAAAACGGCGATAACGAATACATGGCATGGGATATGACTCTCGGTTGGATCGTCTGGCAGCAACGAGCTGGTATCCATTTTTCAACAATGTCACAGCAAGAGGTGAAATAATGGAGCCATACAGCCTCACACTCGATGAGGCCTGTCATTTTCTCAAGATATCCAGACCGACTGCCATTAACTGGATACGCACAGGGCGTCTTCAGGCAACACGCAAAGATCCCACTAAGAATAAATCTCCTTACCTCACAACACGACAAGCCTGCATTGCGGCTCTTCAGTCTCCGCTGCATACTGTCCAGGTGAGCGCGGGTGATGGCATAACAGAGGAAAGAAAATGTCACTCTTCCGCAGAGGTGAAATATGGTACGCCAGTTTCACATTGCCGAACGGTAAAAGATTTAAACAGTCTCTTGGAACAAAGGACAAAAGGCAGGCGACAGAACTCCATGACAAGCTAAAGGCTGAAGCATGGCGGGTCAGCAAACTTGGTGAAATACCTGATATAACGTTCGAGGAAGCGTGTGTCAGGTGGCTTGAAGAGAAAGCACATAAAAAATCACTGGACGATGACAAAAGCCGGATCGGATTCTGGCTTCAACATTTCGCAGGAATGCAACTAAGAGACATTACTGAATCAAAAATTTATTCAGCAATGCAGAAAATGACGAACCGGCGTCATGAGGAAAACTGGAAACTCAGGGCAGAAGCATGCAGAAAAAAAGGGAAACCTGTTCCAGAATACACGCCAAAACCAGCGTCCGTTGCAACGAAGGCTACGCACTGA